ATGTTTACAGCGACATAATACCAAGGATTGTCAATGAAGCCGTTATCTCTTTCTGCGTAGACAACAGAAACTATGATTGTCTCAGAGGCAGCATTAGTGAAAGAAATGTCAGTTGTAGCATCGAAGGCTTCAATCACCTTGTCGGCTAGATCGTCAGCAGTAGCAGGGCCATTACCCTCTGGTGTGTAGCAGAAGATTGTAAAGACCCCTTCATACCTCTGCTGGGGGTTAGTACCTCTTACAGCGGGTCTACGAGAGGTGGGGATAAGCTTGGCCTTAACAAATGAAGTGCCTGTGGTAGGGCTAAAAGCTACATTCTCGTAAGCAATAGCGGGGATACCTGAAACAGCAGCTAGTCTAACCTCTAGTGCAGCCCTGATGTCATCATAAACACTAGCCATTACCCAAACTTTCTCCTAATCTTACGGAAGACGTGATAACCATCCTTATCCCAATTCTCTCCGTTTTCTACATCTCTGGCATGAGGTGCGCGATTACGAAGGGTGAACTTGGCATCCCCAGCCTCAAGCATTTGCTTAATGTTTAAGCCTTGAATATCTTGGTAAAGATTGTCCCTAGCAACTTGTCTTGTTGCCTCTGGATTGATAGACTTTGCTCTAGCATCTGATTTCTTCATCCTACCCCCACTAAAACCAGCACGTCCTAGAGAGAAGGATTCAACGTAAGCGCCAGTGTCAACAGGTGAGACAACAACAGCATAATTGACTACGTATTGAAGTCTCTCCTCTACTTGTTCTGCTGTTACAATCTCAATTTTATCTTTTATTGCTTTGAATGTTGCTTGTACTGAGGCCATTATTCAGAAACCTCACATATATAACAAACAGCAACCCCAGAACTAAACACAGTAGTGACTTTAATGATAGTTACAGTATCACCTTGACCAATAATCAAGTCTTCATCATCAGGGGCAACAGCAAGTCCAAGGGCAGGTACAATGCACCTACGAGTACCCCTACGAAGTTCATCATCAGTCGGTAGACCAACAGAGAAATTAAAGAAGTAACCACTAAAGGTATAGTCTGTTGTTGCAGAACCTGTTACAGTGCCAGTAGAGGGGCTATAAGTCCCAGCAGTGGTCTTCTTTCTAAGGGTTAAGTCTTTACCGAAGTCTTTAACCAACCTAAGAAGGTCGTAGGAACGAAAGGACATAACCTACTCCTTATTCATACTCAGGGGTGTCATAACTTGGCGGGTTCTTGAAACGATCCCTACGGAAGCTACCTTCAATCCTATTTGTGTTGGCTCTTGCAGCTTCAATACATGACTTAGTAATACCACCAGCAAGTACACCAACAGAAGCACCATTGGTCTTACCTTGATACTCAAGTTGGTCAGCTAGGCTTTGATAGTGTTTAGCAAGATCAGAATAATCAGCACTAAGAGCGCCATCTAGTTTAGTTGTAACCAAACGGGCATACTTAGAGGAAATAACTCTAGCGATCCAAGACGCAGACAGATAAGTATTGTCATTGTTCTCCGCTAGACTGAAGTTAATTTCTTCATTCTGGACTTGTTGATCTGTCGTATCAGTGTCACCCACAAGTAGACGTACAGTATTGAGACGACCAGCGGATGTGGTATTACTTAGATCAGCAGCATTATATGACCACGCCATAGAATCGTCTCCATTTATTTATTCACCGAGAAGGTTATCTCGAATGCGGTAAAAATCTTCTGAAATCCAAGGGTTCGATAGCAAGAACCTACGAATAAGACCCCGTTGTTTATCGTCAAGTGTGGACTTTTTACAACGCTTACGTTCAAATTCAGTAGTGCTAGAGGTTCTGGATTTCACTTCAGAGTTAAGTAGATTTACTAGGCTTGCTAGTTTTTGGCCATCCATCTCAGACAGACGATCACCTACTTTGTTCTGGACTTCTAATTCTCTGTTGTGGTAGACGTAACCAGAGGCGTATAAGATAGCCACCTTTTCTTCTGTTACATTGTGCATACCAACCCAGTTAAAGTGGTCGCCACGCTTTAGGCTCTTGCCATCTGCAACGAAGGGAACTTTAACGAATACGGGCCAATCAATTTGGAAACCTAGATAGCTAGGGTGCATTTGGGACAAATCCTCGTGAGATTACTATTATGTTCTTTTATAATTGGGCTATACCCAAGGCTTTTACACCTTGGGTAAACCATTGTTTTAAGCGGGATTATTCTACGATAGTAGCGAAGAAGCAACCCAGATCAGCGCCCACAACCTTCATGTCGTAAGCCATCTTAACTTGAATCATCTCAGCAATCTGCTGGCGCTTCAGTGCATCGTCCGAGAACGATTCAACAGTAACACCCAAGTTGCTTACGCCCGAAATGTTGTTCCAAGCGAAGGTCAGGCCCGCAGCAGGGGTCATCAGACCAGCACTCGAAGGCGTGTAGGTCAACAGTGCCGACTTACCACCGATGAAAGCATTCGATTCCGACAGACCTTCAGCGCCAGTGTTCTTAACAGCTTCCATGACGTAGAAGTTCTCTACTTCAAAGATTTCAGCCAGCTTAGCGTCAGTGATCAGGGCAGTATTAGCGACAGTTGCACCACCATTTAGGCGAGCAAGGATCGAAGGGTGGTTAATCAGGATGTCACGAACTTCCTTACCAACAACCATCGTGTTAGGCTTGAAGCCACCCGACTTAAGCTGCATAGTGCGGCGAGCCAAGGTTACGTCAACAATAGGCGTAGCGTTGGCGTAATCCGACCACTGAGTAACTTCAGGTACAGTGTCGTTAGAAGCGTTAGCAACACCAGTGAACTCAGTGCCCCAGATACCCGTTACAAAGAACGTCGAAGCAAACTGCTCCTCACGATCAATCAACATACGATTTACTAGAGTGGTTGCACCAGCCGCACGGATGTCCAGCATAGCATCTTCGTTAGCCAAAGTCTGCTCGTCAAAGTCCATACCCAGACCATAAACGTCTGCAAAGTAAGAGCTGTTCGAGATTGCCATACCGATACGATTTACTTCAGTACGGGGAGCAAGTTTCTTTACATCACCAGTGCGGTTCATGTTCGCACGATCATAGATGTAGTACTTATCCGACTGACGCTGCACACCCACAGTTGGGAACACTTTGTCAGCAATAAAGTTAGTTTGCGATTGCACATAAGCCAGCGTCAGGTTGCTGAGGGGCTGGTCAATATGTACAGCGGAGGGGGTCAACATAGGCATAGTAGTATCCTTTATCTATACTTGGAGTTACGCAGGAACAACGTTGCCACCAGAGATCAATTCAATCTCGATGACTTGGTTGATCACAGCAGCTTCTTTGGCGTAACCCATAACCACGTTACCCGAAGCGGCAGTCAGAGCCAATCCAGCAGCGGTAGTCGTGATAGCAGCACCAGCAGCAATAGTGCCACCAGAAATAACCATTACCGAGCCGCTACGGGTTACAGTAACAGCAGTATCAGCAACACCACCAACAAGGCAGACACCGATAGCTTGTTCACCAGCCGAGTTAGCCAAGATGACTTTGCCAGTTGATTCCAGAGTAACAAATTTAAATTGTGCAGCCGAAAGGTCAGCACCAGCGATGAAAGTGCGGTTATCGCGCGATTGCATAACAGCCATAATTATTCCCCTTTATAGGATTTGTTAATAAGAGCTTTACCTTTATCGGTCGTAGCTACAGCCGCATAAGCCTTAGCATAGTCACTCTTTTTCATGTTGTTTTCGGACATATAAGTCTTAACCACTGCATCCATTTCTTCAGAAGCATTGGCGAAAGAGCCGTCTATAGCAGATTTACCGACTTCATCCATAGCAGCAGCGAAAGCAGCATCAGCAGCCTTAAGTGCCCCTACAATAGCTTTGTCATCAGCAAAAGATTTCAGCAACGACTTGGCAACATCAACATCAAAGTGAGGCAAGGTTTCCCCAGCGCGCTTAGTCAGTTCAATGTCAGCTTTTTCAATCTCGTGTTGCTTCTTAGAAACTTCTGCTTCTTCCAGAGCTTTCAGGACAGGTGCAGGAATGTCAGATTTGGCAATGGAAACACCACCAACTTCAATCATCTCTACAGGAGCCTTCTTTTCGATTACGTCAGCAGAAACAACGTAACCAGCCTCATCCAGACCCTTTTGCAGACGATCAACCTCAGCGGTCAGACGTGCAACATCAGCTTTCATAGCTTCCATTGGGTCGGGCTTTGCTTTTCCTTTAGGCTTTGCCATGTCATAACC